CGCTAGCGATTCAGGAATATTCAAACATTACTGGCTATGATGTGGATCATCCTTGCCTAATCCAGTCAGAGGATTGGACAATTTTAGTCCAAAGTCCAGATGGCTACATCGGAACTGAAGGGGCTGTGGAAGTCAAATGCCCAAAGACCAAGAACCACATTAAATACATCCGCCAAGGCAAGATTCCAAATGAATACAAAGAGCAGATATGGTCTTACTTTCTTGTCAATCCTGACCTTAAATGGGTGGACTTTGTAAGCTTTGACCCACGCCTTGCGAAGAAACCTATCTGGATTCTCCGCATAAACCGCCAAGATTTGACAGATGAACTCGATACAGCCAAGGTTGAGCTGATTAAATTCATCATAAAACTAGAGCAGTACCGCTCTGAAATATTCTTCTGATATGCCTGGAAAACCCTACAACAAGTGGCCTAATGTATGGCCTCACTATGGCAAGCCAAAGCACGCACCAAGAGCATCCATGCGATGGAGTGAACCCAACCTGGTCGCATTCATACAATCCAAGCCCGATTGGGACTGCAAAAAAGTAGCGGAATATCTTAACATTACCGACCAGCACGCAAAGTACCTTCTACTGAAAGCTAACCTACCAAACATCAAAGCATGGCTGAAAGATCAAACCACCGCTGGACAATGAATGAAAAGCGCATCATCATGGCTAATCCCATGAAATCAGATAGACAACTGTCCTACATGCTTGGACTTTCAGCAGCCAAAATCAAAGCGTTCCGCAGAAGGGCGAAGCTTCCCAAATCAGAACAATTCATAACCTACTGCAAAACCAATAATGTAGCTATGGGTGGCGGCAGACCAATCAAATCACCACACCATCGGCAATCTGAAAAGCATTAACCTGAAACGAGCCGTCATCGTTCAAGTCAACGGTGGCGGCTCCTTGTGTCCATTGATTCAATACCCCGGTATAACGAGGCTTTAAATACGCCAAGCAACCCAACGCCCAAGCACCATGAACCTCATCGGCTAGGTTCCTACTCGTATCGTGCTGGTTCTTGTGCCAGTGTCCAAAGATTACATTAACCCCCACCCTCATCCTGACTTGTCTGGCTATGTTCACAGTGCCTGACTTCAACCCCAACTCATGGCCGTGAGCGATCCATAGCTTTCCAAACTTTGCCACCTTATGTTCAGGAACATGGATTATGTTATAATCGGCAAGCTCCAACTGAGTAGGGATATCCATGCCAAACAACTTGACCAGCTCCGGAGCCTTGCTTGACACATAAGACTCCAATCTCTTTTCATGGTTACCATCCTTCCAATAAATAGGAATCTCAGGAAACAACTTCCTAAGAGACTTTACAAAAGCCCGACCCACTTCAATCTCATCCCTCAAATACCTGCCATCTGGCATCTTTTCAAATCGACTCACATCTTCCAGATCCATAATGTCCCCATTCAGATAGATCCCATCAACGCCACGCTTCTTGAACTCGGCAAAGCAAGCCTGAACAGCAAACTTATCATGGTACGGTAGATGGATATCGGAACAAATTCCAAGTTTCTTGATGCCTTGTATCGTTATAGGATCATTGATCTCAGCCCAACTGCCAGGGAAGTCTATAAGCATTCCCAATGGATCGCTGAAATCTGCCGTGCTTTCCTGCTCCATTTCTCCGTTCAACATTTTCTTAGCCTCTTCAAACTGATCATTGGTAAGCTTTATCTTCCCACTGCGAGCCATAACACCATATCGCCTGGCACTATGAAAACTAATCGTATTGGGATGCATCTCCATATACAATTTGGCTAACCTATTACAACCTAATTCAGTGGTAATGCCTTTTGCGTCATTTTCAATAACCCACTTAGCTACCTTTTGTGCTAAACTCATGTATCTGCTTTATTAAATATCCAAACATATAGGCGAAACTCTCTTCACTGCTCTTGTCATGCTTAATTCCAATATAATTGGCATGATCCATGACCACATGCCACACCTCATGGGCTATGGTCTCAATGTCTATCTTTTCAAATATGATTACATAGTTGCCAGGCAAACTATAATCCAGGAAGTGAGTCTGGGCATCCGTGAAATCATCCAGCTCAAAATCCTCGGCTTTAAACCTTACCGCCTTGTTTTTACACCTATTCAATTTGATAGCCACTTGAGAAGCTGTAGCCCTATGAAAGACATGCAAGACAAATGGTCTATCTGGTAAGGCTATCTTTCTGTATCTCACGGCATAAAGCTATAAACAATTGTTTACAAAACACCAATAACAGGGTGACTTTTAAATTATCAAAGTTAAACAATTATGTAACCAATGCCATTAGATTTGCCTCATCGTTGTAGGAGACGATAAGAAACATTGGTGGTTCCCACGCCAACTGCCCCCTGCGAAGTCTCCTACCTTCAATGGGGGCTTATTATTGATATTAACCCTTAAACTATATAATCATGCAAAACTCAGGACAACTTCAAATCACAGGACAACTAAAAAAAGTAATGAACCCAGAAACTGGCACTACCAAGGCTGGCAAAGAATGGAAACGCCAAGCATTCCTAATTGAATACCAAGATGGCAACTTCACCAAGCAAGTATCCATACAAGCCAAATCCGATGCGGTCATCAATGTAGTCAGCCATGCCCGGATCAATGATACCTTAGTCTGCGACATCAATGTAGAAAGCCGTGAATGGAACGATAGATTTTACACCGATGTAACCGCTTGGAAGGTGCAAATCAAATCTGACATATCATTTTAATGTCAATCCAAATCCAACTCCGTAACCTCCAGCAGCGACTCGCCAACTACCGACTCAAGCACGACAAGTCCGAGTCCTATGAACTCTGGATGGAGCAACTTGAGCGAGCAATAGTCGAACATCTTGAATCATCACAGATGCAACTCGATGAGGTCAATCTCAAATACCAAGACCGTATCGATCAGATGATGGAAATCATCAAAAAACAAGCACTCATAATCGAAGCTGCTGGCATCCAATTCCCAACCATAAACCAACCACTTGAGGTCATCTACGATACTTATCTTGCCTCAACCAAGCAATACAATCAAATTCCAACTAAATTAGCCGCCCACCAAATACCAGTTACCATCAAGGTAATATGACCCACAAACACACCAACCCGGTCAATTATTGGGATCAAGAACGATCCTGGCAGGAATCACTTCAGAATGTCAAAGTAGAATGGCTCGATTCCAATCTAATCGCTCCTGAAAGATCCTCAAAGCCATGCTTTCAACTGCAAGAAGATAAACTACTCGTTATCGCTGATAATCCATTAAAACTGCCTATCGGTGATAGCTTTACCAAATTCGAGATACTAACCCATGGCAAGTTCAAAGGCAACGCTCAAGCAGCTTGGACTTGGGTAGGTGTGAAATACATGAACGCACAGCTACCTTATCTAAGGGTTGGCGATTCTTATTACAAAATCACACATGTCCGTGACCGCTACGATGTGCTTCGTGAACAAATAAAAGCATTCAAGAAAGAAGAAATCAAAACCGACCATGGCCCAGCAATCATGCCACTGATCCCTAAGTTCGATGATTTCTGCATCGTGCCAGACAACATGAACTATTCCGAGGTGGTCGATAACTGCTACAATCTTTACCATGCATTCAGCCACAAACCATGGGCAGAAGATCGTATCATCCGTGATAATGACATCAAGGTAAGCATGGGATTGATGCGCCACATCTTTGGTGAGCAGATAGACATGGGCATAAAATATCTTAAGCTTCTTTACGAAAACCCACGACAAGCACTGCCCATCTTATGTCTGGTCAGCCGTGAACGGCAAACAGGTAAGACCACCTTTCTGAACTGGATGAACATCATCTTTGGTCAAAACTACTGCCAAATAAATCCAGAAGACCTCGGCAGTCAGTTCAACTCAGCCTATGCGACCAAAAACATCATCGCACTGGATGAGACCGTTATCGACAAATCACATGCAGTTGAAAAGCTTAAGTCGATAGCTACCGCCAAGACCATATCCGTAAACCAAAAGTTCGTGGCCAATTACTCCGTTCCATTCTTTGGAAAGGTCATTATATGTACCAACAAGGAGCAGGACTTCATGCGTATCGATGAAGAAGAAATCCGCTTCTGGATACGCAAGGTGCCAAGGATTGATGATATAAACACCAACATCGAGAACGACCTGCGCAATGAAGTACCTGCATTCCTTCGATTCCTAATGAGCCAGCCTTCGGTGAATACCAGCCGATCACGCATGGTCTTTACCGCTGAAGAACTCCACAACGAATCGCTTATCAAGGTGAAAGCCGAGTCTCAATCCCAGCTTCGTAAGGACTTTACTATACTTATGGCTGATTATTTTAATACCAACGGCCATGATAAAGTCTGTGCTAATCTAACCGATCTAAAAGAAAAGTTCTTTAAATTTAATACTCAGTATGGTCATGCATACTTAAAGAAAATGCTTCAGAATGAAATGGGTTACAAGACTACTTTTGGAAGGTTCAGACCTATGGATACACATGAGATAACCAGCAAGGTCGGGGCTTATTACACCTTTAATAGAAGCGACTTTGTCCCAAATGAGGTTCCTATCGCTCCTGTAAAAGAAGAAGCACCCTTCTGATTGTAAAATTTACAAAAAAATTAGATTTACACGATAAGGCACTGATATAGTGCCTTTTCTGCTATTTGTAAATCTGTAAAGGGTAAAGTGGCAAAAGTTACGGGAGTTTTAAAAAGTTTGAGTATCTATAGTTTTCTCAATTTGTAAATCTATATATTAAAAAAAAAAAAAAAAAAATATAATAGAGTAGTACACAAAGCCTTACAAGCTAAAAAATTTGTAAATCTAGCTGTAAATCTTTTGTAAATGTAAATCTCTTACTTTTACACCACAATTGATTATGAAGCCATTACAGATTTTACAACAACTTGCCATCGAGGACAACCGCAAACGGCATCCAGACTTCCCCGATGCCTACCGACCTATGAAGAAATACCAGACCAGCACCGCAAATGGACTGACCAAGGCAGTCGTGGACTTCCTTAACTTTAGTGGTCATTTCGCCACAAGAATAAATAATCAAGGAACTTGGGTTAGGGAAAAGGCTCACATCAATGGAGGCTACTACCGCCCATCAACCCAGGTCAAAGGAATAGCCGATATCGATGCGCTAATCAAGGGCTACAAGGTGGCCATTGAAATCAAGATAGGCAAGGACAGGCAGTCCGATGCTCAAAAGGACTACCAAGCCAAGATTGAGCGAGCTGGTGGGTTCTATTGGATCGTAAAGGACTTTGACCAATTCCACGAGCTTTATCGTATCTTTGTAGAACAAAACCCTTGAATCATGCCATTTAAGTCGAATATAAACGGCTGCCAGAAAAGGTTAAGCGCAAAAAATAATGAAGATAACCCAAGCCGACATCAAATCAATCATTCCAAACCCTAATAATCCAAGGGTAATTAAGGATGATAAATACCATAAATTGGTTAAATCAATCAAGGAATTTCCTAAAATGCTCGAAATACGGCCAATCGTGGTCAATTCAGATTGGGTGGTTTTGGGTGGCAATATGCGACTTAAAGCTTGCAAGGAAGCTGGACTTAAAATGATACCGGTTATTCATGCAGAAGATTTAACCGAAGAGCAACAGCGCGAATTTATCATAAAGGATAATATCGGATTCGGCGAATGGGACTGGCAATCGCTTCAGGCCGATTGGGATTTGGAAAAGCTGGATGAATGGGGTATGGATATACCTGACTTTGCTGAAAAGGAATTGGAATCAGAAGAGGATGATTACGAAATGCCCGATGAGGTTAAGACCGATATAGTTTTAGGAGACCTTTTTGAGATTGGAGAGCATAGGTTGTTGTGTGGGGATAGTACCGATAGTGATCAGGTGGCAAAGCTGATGAATGGCAAGAAAGCGGATATGGTATTTACAGATCCGCCGTATGGAATGAGTTATGGTGGAGGAAGAGCTAAAGTAGATCATGTTAAGAATAAAAAAGGGGGAGTACTGATTAAATCACATGGTGAAATAATTGGTGATAATTTAAGAGGAGAATCTTTAATACAGATGGTTAAGGATTCGATTTTAAATGGAAAACTATTTACTAAAAATGAAGCTTCTTTTTATGTATGTTTTACTTGGAGAACTTATTCTGATTTTGAGACAGCTATAATTGATGCAGGTCTTGATATAAAAGCGTGCATAGTTTGGAATAAAAAATCAATAGGATTAGGTTATTCCGATTACCGACCCCAACATGAATTTATATTTTATTGTAGAGGAGAATGGTACGGCGATAAAAACGAAAGCGATGTATGGGAATTTAGTAGAGGAGCTACTGGAGAATATGTTCATCCTACTCAAAAACCTGTTGAGCTTGTATCAAGAGCTTTAAAAAATAGCAGTGAAAAAGAAAATATAATTTTAGAATTGTTTACAGGCAGTGGTTCAACTATGGTTGCATCCCACCAACTAAAACGCAAATGCTATGGTATGGAACTTGACCCTAAATACTGCCAAGTCATTTTGGACAGGATGCTCAAACTTGACCCTACACTTGAAATAAAGCGAAACGGCAAACATTATGTTAAACAGGGATAAAACAGGCTAAATGAGAGGAGTACCACCCGAACATAGCAAATTCAAAAAAGGCCAGTCTGGAAACCCTAATGGCCGACCTAAAATGCCAAATTTAAAGGAGGCGATGGCTAAGATATTGGCCGATGAGAAAGAGGGTAAAACAGCCTTAGATGCGATATTAGCGGCCATGAGAGCCAAGGCAGCCAAGGGAGATGTCCGAGCCGCTGAGTTCCTTTTCGACCGTGGTTACGGCAAACCTACGCAGGACATTAACATGAAACAGGAAGGCACGCAACAGGTCGAAGTGATTATAACACGAAAGGCGGAATGATCTGCCAGTTGATGTAATTGGCTAACATCTATCCCTCGTTTGGATAGTATGCGGGTTCGACTCCCCCACTGGCAACCATGCAAATAACTTTAGAACTACCCACACCGCACGACAAGCAGCAGTTTCTGCTGAACAACCGTAAGCGGTTCAATGTGCTTAAGTGTGGGCGAAGGTTTGGCAAGACCGAGCTATGCCAGGAACTTATATTGGAAGCATTTGAGCAGGGCAATTATGTCGGATACTTCTCACCAACCTACAAGGACTTGTACGAAGTGTGGAAGACTACGCTCAACAACTTCCACAATGTCATAGCCACCAAGTCAGAGACAGTCAAGCAGGTTGTATTTATCAACGGTGCCAAGGTTGACTTCTGGAGTATGGAAGAACCCAACTCAGGTAGGGGTCGCAAATATCACCGGGTTCTTATTGATGAGTGCGAAAAGGCTGGCAAGTTTCAGGAAGCATGGGAGCAGGCAATCGCTCCGACCCTTACCGACTTTGGCGGTGATGCATACTTCCTATCAACCCCACAATTCGGAGATACCTACTTTAAGAAGATCTGCAAGAACGAACAGCTGCAGCCAGATACCTGGAAAACCTTTGTCTATTCCACCTATGACAATCCTCATATTAATCGGGAAGAGATAGAAATGATGCGCACCATCCTGCCGCCTCTGGTCTTTGAGTGCGAGTACATGGCAGCGGATGT